TAGCTTGATTATAGCTTGGTACGAAATCATTGATAGTCTTAGCTACTTTGTAGTCCTGGACAATATGTCTCTTAAAGTAACCTGGAATGTTTAAACCTAAACGGTAATCATCTCCTTCACAAAAGAAATCCACGATTTCGTGGAATAATGGATGATGGTGACAGTTCTCTAGTATCATAATCCAACGGAGTATCTCCATACGTGCATTCCATTTCTTGGGGTCATGAAATCTCTCCGGATTCATCCCAGCGTTGAGAGCCAATACGGTGGGATAGCAACCTGCAACTATGTCAGTTCCTTCAATCTTGATATCTTTATCAAAGAAACGTTGCAAGTAATGTAGCGTGTCTTCGGATATGTCTTGCTTACTCTCTTCGGCTTCCAAACCGCATAAGCTAGAACATTCCTTGATTACTTGTGCAAAATTAATATCATTATTATAGGTCATAGCGCCATCGTCACCCAGTAATTGATTACCTACTAGTGGCACTCTTTGGTTAATGAGTTCATGTACGAATTCTGACATAATAGATTCGCTTAAGTTAGTCCATCCTGACCCTGAAGCTAACCCATGAGTCCCGATTATCATTTCATCTTCTTTAAACATAATTGGAATATTTACGCAATGAAGAAGTGATTCTAATAATCCAGCTCTATATTTAGGCTGGAACACGGGAGCAACGATATCATACACAATACGCATTTGATCTTCTGACATGGTTTGATCCATTCCTTTATAATCCATTGAGACCTTATATTTAGCAGAAAATGCGTCTTGCAGATACATGGCAGTCTCGACGTCTTCAAATCCTTCCCAAGCACTGAAACTTAAGACTTTTTGAGAGCGTATAGCATCCATGATCGGTATAACATATTGCTTTTCAACTATATTAGTTGACATAGGAAACATAAAAATGAAACGAGGTTTCTGGCGAATACTTCTGCTTCCTAAGACGGCTGGATACTCCTTCCATTTACCGCTTTTAGCGTCCTGAACGGCCTTCGTCTGCACTTCCGGGGCGTTACGTTTACTGAAGTCTGGTAGTCCACTATTTGTGTTGACCTTGTCCTCTTCAATATCACGTTTTAGGACTTGCTCTGGAGTGAGAGCTCTAAGAGAATGACGTTTAAATAATCTTTCTCGGACAATTTTGATGATCTGATCATACTCAGGAGATTTTCTGATCGGGGCAGGTTTGTGTCGTGAGAAGTAGAGCTCAAGATCGCTCATACGCTCCTTTAGTGGAGGATAACCTCCTTGTTGACCAAACTTGGACCATCGCGTATCTTCATACGCCATTAACCTAGGAAACTTATCGGCATTACGGGATAGAACTTCTTTCCACTTCCCTTGGATCGATTCACTAGACTGACCTTTGAATAGAGGACTTCGACCATTTGGCATCGCTCCATCGCGAATGCGCTCAAAATGACCGGAAATTCCTGTTGCTTTCTCGGACAAAATACTTGCTTGTTGATTTGCGTCAATTTTGACTATTTTCATAGAATAGCCTCCTTTCTTGAGA